GTCAAACCTAATGCCTCGCGCCTAGCTAATCAGCTCGACGTGATGGCTCGCATAGCCGAGATCAAGGAGATGGTTGACTCCCAGTATGCAATGCAATTGGGCGAGAAGCGTGATCTGCTACGCCGGATGATTGATGGCCTTGTGCCGACAAAGGTAGTTAAGAAAGCCGATGGCAAGATTGAAGCTATCTTTGACAGGCTCGCCGCTCTCCAGATGGACAGCAAGATCGCCGGAGAGTTTGCTCCTGAACAAGTGCAGCTATCAACAGGCCCAACGCTCAAGCTGGAGTTCAACATGGTAGGCCGGAACACCGCTCCGAATGAGGCACTGGAAGCAGAGTGGGAAAGGATCAATCCTGAGACTGTAAAGCTGTTGAACGAGCAAGAAGACCTGACTAGGTTTGAGGAGGCAAAGATCCGGCCTGATCGCACTCCTAGTCTTGACAGCTTAAAGGAAGTAATCGATGACATGGAGTTTGCTAATTAATTATGAAAGCCACACTTGAATTTGATCTGCCGGAAGAGGGTGACGAACACATGAACGCAGTTAGGGGAGGAGAATGGCGGCTGGCATTCTACAAGCTCCATCAGTACCTGTTCCGGCTACACGATGACGGCGCAACTAGCACGACAGAAAGAGACTTGTCAGAGGCCAACGAGATCTTAGAGGAACTGAACCTTAGTCTTTGGGATTGACATAGCTAATAGCAATAGTTAATAGTGTCAGCACTATGGCTAACTACTTCGTCAAAGGTCAACTTTACACCAACAACAACACAGATGTGTACGGAACAGACAAAGGTTCTGTCGTAACCAATCACCAAGATCCCAACATGAGGATCATGACTTGGCTCTGCACCGCTGTAACAGCTACGTTTGCAGTCTTCAAAAGTAAATCTGGTCGTCCTGACGGAACAGTCCACCGCCTTCGCATCTATCGCGATCAGCTTGGAAAGTTTGTCTTCCCTCGCGGACGCTTTGATGGTGCGCCTGTCTTCCGTAGCTAGTCCTACTTGTTCCTAGCTTTCTTAGACGGCTTTGCCTGCACCTTTGCGTGCGCCCTACCATAGATGGTCTTGACTTGTATTGACTCCGGCAACTGCTGGACAAAGATCTTTAAACGAAGAGCAGTCTCAGGACTCATTAGCTTAACTAGGTGAGAGAATTCCTCTCCGGCTGTTGCCAGCTTTGTTGCCTCAGTATATGTGTGTTTCTGGAGATCGTCGTATTTGTTAAACATAGTTGCAATGGATTAACAGATTAGCTAACGATTACAACTTATGAATTCATCCATGCCCGACACAGGGTATCGCATCCAGCCGCCGCTAAGTCAGAAGGTCTATCACCAACACGCCATCAACATTCGTTTGGAGGCAGACAAAGACGAAGAGAAAGGAATCCTGTACGCTGCCCAATACATTTTGCTCAATACGCTGAGGAATCCTGTTAACCTAACTGAGATTGACGTACCAACGGCAGAGGCTGTCGTGCGTCAGTATGTGCAACATCTACTCGACAACAATCAGTTTGAGGCCGGAGCGACGATCCTTTGGGGTAGTGCAGTTTATGACTGGAGACCGCGATCCTCACGCGATACATGGCGATGCCTGTTCGATCACGACCAACTGATGGTCATGGGCGCAGGCGCAATGGGTAAATCATTCGGAGGCGGTGCATGGTTCTACCTAGACTGGTGGAGAGATCCGGCGCACACCTGCATCAAGGTCATTTCGTTAACTAAGGAACACGCCGAGAGAAACATCTTTGCAGCTATCAAGACATTCCATAGGACGGCATTGGTCAGGCCACTGACTGATCAGGCAGACAAGGCGACAAGCATTCAGGTCAATAGCGACAGCAAGAACGGCATTCAGCTTGTGGCAATACCTAAAGGAGAGTCAGGACATGGTACGTTGCGAGGCTATCACCCTTCGCCAAGGAGTGGGCAGGAGCATCATTTGTGGGGAAGACTTAGCCGGACACACGTTGTTTTGGATGAGGCCGAGGAAATCCCGTCTGGAGTCTGGGAGGGTATTAACAACATCTTGTCCACATCCGATACCGAGAAGTACGCCGGACACATTAAGATCTTTGGAGCGAGTAACCCAAAGGATAGGACTAGCGCATTCGGTCAGCGGTGCGAGCCAAAGGATGGATGGGGTAGCGTAGATTGCGAGGATGACTTTGAGTGGACGAGTCGCGAAGGTTACAAGGTTCTCCGACTAGATGCGGCGCGATGCGAGAACGTCATTGAGAAGCGTATCGTTTACGCTGGCCTTCAGACATATCAGGGCTTCATGGGGTACATGAGCCGAGGCCGGACAGCGGAAGCAATGACGATGGCAAGGGGATGGTTTCCAGAGGAAGGTCAGGCTATGGGAATTATCGCGCCTAGCATGATGGACAACGCCATCGGCACAGTGCGGTTTATCGGGCCTGTAGTACCCCTAGCGGCCTTCGATTTAGCATTGGAGGGTAACGACCAAGTAATGTGTTCCTACGGACGATTTGGGCTTTGTGATGGCTGGACACCCATGTCCGGCAAGTTCATTGAGTTTAAGAAACCAAGGACGGTTCTTCAGCTTGACAGCCAGATCCCATTTCCAAAGAAGACTACCTTGGAGCAGACGCAGGCGATCATCAACTTCTGCAAGATCATGAAGATCGGAGCCAACTGGCTATGTGTTGATCGTACAGGAAACGGCGCAGGCATTCACGATTCGCTTTGTTCCCTTTTTGGGAACGAGGTCATGGGAGTTAATTATAGCTGGGCAGCGAGCGAGACGCACATCCTTGGAGACGACAGCCAGCGAGCCAACGAGCTGTACAATGGGGTAGTGACTGAGCTGATCTTTGGACTGAGCAAGTACCTAGAGTTTGAGTACCTAAAGATCTCGCCATCGTTCAGGAATGAGGAGCTGACGCGACAAGCTACCGCTCGCAGATACAAGCAGAAGGGCAAGGGCATGGTGCGAGTCGAGAGCAAGGGAGAATACTGCAAGCGGACTAGGAGCAAGTCGCCGGATGAACTGGATTCCCTATCCATGCTGGTATACCTCATGCGGCAGAGAGGAGGGGCTGTAGCGACGATGACTGAGGCAAAGCCTGATCCTAACGCGAACAGGCGCGAGATCCAATCGCTCGTTGACAAGATGGAGTTTGTTGATATGAGTGATGGCTGATCAATTAATCTATACATGAAAAACAACCTTCCTTTGGTTGTCGCCTATGGTGGCGGCACAAATAGCGTAGCAATGCTTTGCGGTTTCCTAGAACGAGACATCAAGCCAGAGCTTATCATTTTTGCTGATACTGGTGGTGAATTGCCACATACATATAGCCACATTGAGATGATGTCTAAGAAGACAATGGAATGGTGGGGGCTACCCATTGAGATTGTCCACAAGACATACAAGAAAGAGATAACAACCCTTGAAGGCGATTGCTTGAGAAACAAAACAATTCCATCGCTGGCCTATGGTAGAAAGGCTTGTAGTATGAAGTATAAGATTGACCCCCAAAAAAAATACATGGTCAAGTGGATGCGATCTCAAAATTTGAACGAGGTTGTTTCTGCGGTTGGATACGATGCAGGAGAAGGGCATCGTGCTATTAACATCAAGGCCAATACCTTTGGAAAGGATTGTGCAGAAACAATGTGGTATCCACTAATTGAGTGGGCTTGGAGGCGACAGGAATGCGTAGAGGCAATCAATCGTCATGGCATACCGCAAGCGGGAAAGTCTTCTTGTTTCTTTTGCCCATCAATGAAATTGGGTGAAATCATACGACTTCGCAAAGAACATCCAGAATACTTTCAAAGGGCTATTGACTTAGAGGAAAACATGATTGTCAAAGGAAGGGTAGAAGGATTGAGATTTGGAGTCAAATGGAGCGAAATTGTAAAAGCCGATGACGATCAACTTCAGATGTTTGAGTGGCTGGACAAGAACGATCCGGCAAAAATACCATGTGGATGCTATGATGGTTAAAGAAATCGCAATGCTAATGGCCCTTGCTGTGCTTGGTTACATCCAAAATCTTGGATTTACTTGGGCATCAAGGAGCAGAAATCAAAACGACCCAAGCCTTCATAGGTGGGCCGCACTCTTTTCAAATTCCATATGGTTCATTGTGACTGTTTTGGTTTGGGGGCAAATGTGGTCAGCCCTTACGCATGGTTCAATATGGAAGATTGTAGCCACAGGTATTGTGTATGTAGTTTCCACATCAGAAGGATCTGTCATGGGAATGAAGATCCTGATTAAACGAGGAAAATAGTTTTTTACCCTTTGTTGTAACGGTAGCAAAAGCGACTTTGACTCGCTTAGTCATGGTTCAAATCCATGAGGGGTAGCCAACTTGTAAGGATTGCTTACAGGTTGCAGATAGATAACATAAACCCGATATATGTAGTGTGCTTGCTGGTTTTATCATTGTTGATAAGTTGAGCCAGTAGATCCAGCAGTAAAGAAAAGCAAAAGATTAAAGCAAATTCCCCCCTGATCCCCCCGTAATGGGAAAGCCTGTCAGAAAAGAAAAGAAACTACTGCTCTCCGGCAATGCTGAAAGCAGGGTGCTTCTTCTCATCTCAATCGGGT